TAAATTACTGCGTTTACAATTAGTCCCGAAGCTGGATCGCCATTGCCCGTTGGCGTTGTCGTGCACGCATATTTAATTGAATTTTTGAACGGCAGTCCTGGAAATCCAAAATTAATGAACTTTGAGCCATAATCATTTTCACCACTAGCTTTGGGAATCAATATACTCATTTTTGGAGTAGTTGTCCCAACGGTAATTGTTCCCGACTCGTCGAATAACTGCAAGAATGCTACTGTTGTATTGGGATTTGCCACCTCAATTCGTGATAGACACCCGTGAGTAGCCAATAGTGTTTGAACTGTGTTATCGCCATCAGAATCAAAAACTGCTGTTAATAATTGCCAATCAGTATCTCTCATAATAAAACCTCAAAGAATTAGGTAGGGAGAGCCAAAGCCCTCCCTACAGTTTACATTTTAGAATATACGAAAGCCGTAACGGTCTCAGATGACTCGTTTGCACTGGTCGTATATTTCAACTGCACATAATCATAACCAAGTAGTCGAAATAGGTCTTCTGGGATAGCGCATTGCGTTATCAGCGAGCCTTTTGAAAAAGCCAATACTCCATCGGTGGTAGCTGCTTTGTGCAATAGATAGTAATGGGCATCACTTTCAGGCGTTCCAGATGTACCTTGCATTCCGCCATTGTTAGCCGTTGAAAAAGGCGGTGTAGCAGAGTCGTTATCGTCAGAAGTGTAGCCTTCTAATTCGATACTGAATGACTGGTCAGCTGCAATCGAAATATCCGTTCCAGCATAGACATCAATCCAGAGCTTTCCATTTGTTTGTCCGGCAATATTCACCATATTGGTAGAATCTACCGTGCCTGCATTAGGAAGCGTCTGATCGTCGCTCAGCTCACCAAGAATTTGTTTGCCATAATATTCGTTAGCCATTATTTACTCCTTTTTTAATCAATAGCTATGGTTTCAGCGGTTGACAAATTATCATCAAGAACAATCGGGACACCATTCCAACGATCAACTTGAATGTTGTAATCCATGTCCATTGGACCCATTTCAAGAGCAGTAGTTTTCAGAGTGCGAATATGCCGACGTGCTACCCGATTGCAAAATAGAATTGTTCTACCGTCAGCTGAGCCACGCACCATATCGATTAACTCGTCCATAAGTGGAGCGGTTGGCAAGTGCGTTGAATCAATCTGGGTCATTGCCGCTACATCATAAGCCGAAGACGACAGGAAAGCAAGACTACTCTGATAGACTGCTTGGTAGACCAGTTTCTTTGCGCCGTTGGTTGTATTAGTTACCTCAGCTATTGGTTTCGCATCGTTAAGATGTTGAATTTGCAGAAAACCTTCATTAACATAATTCGGATTATATAGCAATCCGCAACTTGCTGGATTGAATTTGACTGCGATAATCGAAACACGAGAGCCAGTCGTTCCACCCCGCTGAATAACATTGCCATAAGCTTTCGCAAATTCGTGAAGCCCACGAAAGCCGGAAACATCACCGAAAGTTGAATTTGTGCCGTAAAATACGGAAACTGATAATTTCTGTCCAAACGCTTCAGCATAGACTGGGCGGTGTTCTTTGAAATAGCCACGAACACCAGTCGGCCAGTTTTCGCAAATGCTTGCTGGTTCAGATTGAATTGTGCCAAGTGTTCTAAGGTCAATTTGCACCAGTTCGTCATCAACCGTTGTGTCAGTCTGACTTCCACCGATATTCACAAATGAGAATTCCGGAAGCGCACTGACTTTCTTATATTTATGGTACCAGTTACCATTAGCAGGAATTGCCTGCGCTACACGCAAAAACCCGGAATCTTTTTCCAAATGCTCCATAATTGGAACGATACCAGGAGCGCCATATTCAGTTACAAGTTTTCTTAGAGTTGCATTAGCCATTATTTACTCCATTTTTTTAGTTTGGGCCTGGAAAGTCATCAAACGGGTCTTTGATTTTGTCATTACCCGCAGCTTGTCTGTTTGGAGGATTACCGCCAGGCTGTTTCTCGAATAATCCCCATTCTTCAGCTTTAATAATTATCTCAAGATTAGCGGAAATGTCATCATCGGTTAGCGAGTCCCAATCCAGCTTGCCATCTTTTTGTTCTGGCACTTTCAGGTCTTTGGAAATCTTATCAAAATTCACCGCATCTTTTATTTTGTCGTAACGAGATACAAACGAATTACGACGCTCTTTTAATACCGATGCCTGATACTGCTTCAGCGTTTCATTTTCTTTTTTCAATTCCTCGTATTGCTTTCTCAACGCTTCACTGGAATTGTCAGATTTGAGCTTTTCAATTTCCTCTTGAAGCTTTTCCCTTTCCGACTCCAATTCCTTAATCTTGAGTTTGCGACTTTTTGACTCTGCCGAATCTGCTTTGGCATCGTCAATTAGTTCGCCAATCCCACGCTCTAAGTCTTTTAGCAACGTGCCTACCTTTGCGACTGTCTCGTCGTCTAAGCTTTTGCGAATCTCCGCAATAGTCTTCGTGAAATCCATCACTAATCTCCTTTTGGGTTTCTTTTTATTGTTATCGAGCCGATCCCCGCATTCTTGTCTATTTCAAGACTGCGACCGGCTATCTCTATTAGCCATTCATCATCTACTTCAAATACACCATCGAATCGTATCCATATTCCATACCGCAACCAAGTGTAATTATAATATGTTTTGTTTTTCTCGGAATACCAAGTCAATCCGTTATCATCGGAAATCTTATAGGTTGCCGTTTCTACCGCTCCTGCCGTATCTATTTTAATGCGCATAATGCGATGGTCTTCACATTGACCCGATCCAGCTATTTGCACTCGTCCTGTTGATGCGCAATTAATCACTTCCAGCCGACCATCGAAATCATCAATAGTTGTTTGGAAACTGAAAGCCCGCTTGCCTTCCCTATATTCCCAGAGTAATCCATACGGCTCTTCACTGGAATATACTCTTTTCCAGAATAATTCAATTAGCTGATTATTCGGATCACGGTGTTCTATGATTTTCCGCACAGTGACAAATGCCGTTGCCTTCACAAGGTCGCTATCGTATTTTGCAGAATTGTATGAGTTCTTGGCAAATGGCAGCGGACGTGAATACCTTGAATCAAGATAGCTCTCTACTTCCTCCATAGCATCATTACGGCATAGCGTCTTCAAGTCATTCCAGTCTTCAGTTCCAGCTGTTATCGTGTGTGTATCGGGATCGTCATCACTATAATGAATATACAATATATCATTGACGCTATCATACCAGAATGACGAAGCGTTTGCCTGCACAGTTGCGATACTGGTTTGTTCCGTTAATTTAATGCCATCTTCATACACTACACCATAATATCCAGTATTGTGCTTACTGAAAGTCTCATCATATCCAGAAACAGCTGTAAATCCGGTTAGTGTATCTAAACCTGCAAAATCTTCAATATCTTTGAATGCTAATTGAAGGTCAGTTGTGATATTGCAATACGGATAATTTGAACCTTGACTCATTTTAGGCGGTATCCTACTGAATATAACCCAGATTCAAGGCAATTAACGATATTTTCCTCAAGACCAAGTCCCATTTTATCGCTTAGTGCGTGTATTACCTCGTGTAATATTGTCGATTCTTTTGTATCTTGATTCATTCCCGCTCTGATAATTATCTCATTTCGCACTGAATCACCTATTCCCATATTGTGGTCTTCTGTATGGAAAGGCTGGCGCTCGATTATTGTATATTCAATACCAAGTATTTTTATGGTCTGGAAATAATTCATTTTTTACCTTTCTTAGCGTAATAAGCTTGAACTTGTTTTTTGGTCATTGTGCGTCCTGATGGGCTTTTATATTTGCCTTTATCCTTGCCCTTAATTACCTTTTTGAATGGCATTCTACGCACCTATCTTTATTATTGTTGGTGTTTGGCAGTAGGCTTTGATTTTTTTATCGGCGTCGTCTTCCAGTGCTTTCATTATCATATCCATTTCCTTCTTTGCAAATGGGTCGCCATTGAGATTGACAATTCTGTAATTCTTTCGATTATGCAGGCTCTCCACTATCCCAGCGTGTAATCCAATCCAGCCGAGTGTTGCACCGTTTTTATTCACCTCAAAGGTTTGCAAATCTGCCATTGTCTTGCCTGTTAGCGTCATATCTGGAACTGTAGAAGTTGAAGCCTGAACTTTAGCTGCCTTCCTTTGCGATTTAAGGTTAGCGTACCAATCGGAATAATTATTGAAAGTTTCGCTATTAGCATTTTTATGCTCTTTCTGCACTCGGTCACGAATAGCGTTGCAGACTTTTTCGCTTAGTGCATACCAGAATTGAGGCGTCTTTTTTGGTATATCGGCTAATTTAACCATCGCTTGTCAATTTTAAATCCTGTTTTTATCATTTGCAATATTAAAAACAATATCCAGTTTTCTATTTGCTGGTAGTCAGTCATTCAACCACTAATTCCCAACTATGCCGACAATTGAAGCCTCCGCCATTAATTAGCGATCCTGGGAAACGTTCCTCAATTTCGTCAAGTGTTAATTCGCCAGCATATAGCATTTCCAAACATTCCGGTCTGGTTCGATCGTCTTCCGGTCCAACGTATCGATATTTAGCGTCTTTCGGCGCATATTCCTGCGCTGTTGCCGCAAATGTAGCTCGTGAAAATGTCCGCAATGATGTGTTAACTAATGTGCCAATTTGTTCTTTACTCAGGCTTTTAGTAGCCGCCATCAAGTTTTCAATTAAGGTCTTTTCGTCAATTCTGGTATATACCGCATATACCATTTGATGAGTTAACGCCTCGCCCACATCTCGCACGTGCTCCATAAAAAAGAGTGAATCCAGAGTCTTGAGTTGTTCAATAGCTACCGTTGGCACTTGCCCAAAAGTTTTGGCTATACCACCAGCGATTTTATCATATTCGACAAATAGGCTATTCATTTCATCTGCGAATCCTAAGTCATTGATTATGTGTTCAGTGAAATTGGCAGTTAGCATTTGCTCCGCAAAGGCGGCGGGGTCTCCGCCCTTTTTGTATATTTTGACTAATTCATTGATTAGCTTTTTCCGGATTTGCTCCGCTTGCAATGCGAAATAGTCCGCCGCCTTCTCAGACATTTGCGCCAAGTAATCGCTCCTCGAATGTTAGTGGTTTGGGTTTCTCAGCTGCTTTAATTGAGCTTGTTAATTTGGCATTCTCTTCCAGCCGTTTTTTTAGCTCGTCTTCTGGTGTATCTGGCGATTGTGATTTCATATAGTCCAGAGGTGTGCTTATATTATGTGAAAATTCCCACTCCCATTTTGCCCGTTCCTCTTCCTGATTTACTGGAAATTTCGCTTCAGCGAAATCAACGTGTATATCTTTTGCTGGTAGTGCATTACCAGTATCGTGTTCATAGACTAATTTTTCCTTAGCGAATATATCTCGCTCCCAACGTCGGCAATGCTCA